TCTGCTATAGTTTGGTTAGTGCAAAAAGCTAAACCTGTATAAACTACATTAGAATTATTTTTAACTTTAATAGTATAGTATTTATTTTCTAAAACATCTAAAGCTACGCTAGTTTGAATATAGTATTTAGAAGCTGTAAACGTACAATTAACCTCTGTTTCTACATTTGTTTCTTCATCAATCAAAACTATAGAAGTAGCAGTAGTACCATTTACAATAAATCGTAATGTTTGTACTCCTACTTGTTCTTTTAGTATTATCATTGTTTTATTTTAAAAATTAAAAAACTACAAATTTGTTATAACAAAAAAAGGGCAGCAAAAAGCCACCCTTTAAAAGTAATATAATTAAATATTAAGATCCAACAACAACAGTAAACCCTGCTCCTACTAAAGTATCTCCGATAAAGTTAGCTGGTACTGGTTCCATACCTGTTAAAGTTAAAGTATAACCAGAAAGATCTCCCATAGCACCACCTGTTACAATAGTACCACCAGTTACATCCATTCCGTGTTTTAATCCTGCATAAAAGAAATTACCATTGTTATCTTCAACAATAACTTGTGGACGACCATAAGCCATCAATTTAAGTTGTTTGTTATCTACAATAGATAATTTTTTAAATGTAAGAGCTAATACTTGCTCAAAGAATGTAGTTCCGTTTTCCCTAGAACTATTTATATTTTGTGTAAATGTAGAAGCACCTTTTAAATCGTATTTATATGCTGTAGGAGTACCAGCTACATCGTCAATAACATCTGTATTAGTGCCATTGTAAGTGTAACCTGTAGCATCACCATAATTTACGAAATAAACAGCTTTTAATCCACCTACTGAATCTTTACAAGGTTCGATTCTACCTAATGAAATATCACAAGCCATAATTTATATATTTATTTTGAGTTATTAATAAAAAAAAAGGATGGTGTTTATTCCACCACCCTTTTAAGTTTAGTTTTGCTAATTATTAGTTAGCAGAGTTAGTGATTCCGTAAGTTACGATATCTTGTACGTTTCCGTATTGTACACCAGCAGTAAATCTGGCAACCACTCTAACGTTCTCAGATCCGTCCAAATCTGCCATATCAATTAATTTAACAGTATTTAGGTCATTTAATAAACCTGTACCGAAATATAAGTTAGATTTTTCAGCAGCAATAGCAGTGTTAGCAGCCATACCATTACAAACGAATATTTTAACACCATCAAAAGTAAGTGATCCGTTATTCCACCATTGAGTACCCATAGAGTTAGTACCATTAGCACCTAAACCTGAAGCACCAAAACCACCTAATGCTCTTACATAAGCTTTAGCAATATTTTGAGATACATAGATATGTAAATCTTCTTTTCCGTAAAGTGCAGCAGGAAGTGCATCAACAATTTTTCCTAATTCAGCGATTACGTTTGCAGCAGTAACTGTAGTACCAGCAACTTCTTGTGCAGTAGGTAAAGCAGCATCAGCAGCTAATAAAGTAGCGAAACCTGCAAATTCTCCAGCGTTAGCGTTAACACCTCTCCAAATGTTTTGTTCTGTTTTCTCAGCAACTTTAGCAGCTACGTGAGATAAAATGTAGTCAGCAAAGCTTGGTGGCATAGAGTCAAATGCAGAATATCCCATTTGTACTGCTTCCCAATCAGATTTGAAATCTTTTTTACAAAGTTGTAAGTTTACTTGAAACTCTTCTGGTTGTAAAATTCTTTCAGTTAAAGTTACAGTAGAAGTAGCATCAAAATCACAAGTTGCATCTTTAACGATTGCATCAGTAGCAAGTTTTTTAATTACTTCTTTGTATTTAACGTTTGGTTTTACTTCGATACCACCATTTTCGATAGTAGAAGCTGATAATAATGCAGCAGAGATATATTTACCTGCAAATTCACCAGCATAAGTAGTTGTAATTGACGTTGTAGTAGCCATTTTTTTAGTGTTTAATTTTAGTTATTATTAATGTTTGCAATTTTACTCAATACAGTATCAAAAGTATTTCTAGTTCTACTTTGTGAGTATAGGTTTAATTTAACCTCAGAAGTTGCTTCTGGGTTGTGTACTAAAGGTTGTGCAGATAATTCTACACATTCTTCTTCTTTTACTTCTTTTAAAGAAGCTAATTCAGTTTTTAAAGCTTCAATTTCTGCTTTTAAAGCGTCTACTTCTTCTTTCGAAAAGTGTGATTCTCTAATTGTAGATTCGATAACTTTTTTAGGAGTAGCAGTTTCTGACATTTCTTGTTCAACTTCTACTTCTACTTCAGGTTCTTCAACCTCTACTTCAGCTTCAGGCATTTCTGCTTCTTTAACTTCAGCGATAATACCTTCTTCAACAACGATAAGCATCATACCATCCTCTAGTTTGTACTCTCCAACTGGTAAAGCGATACGATCTTCTTCGTTAACGATAAAAACAGGCATACCAGCTTCAAAAGCTTCAGCTTCTAAAACCGTTCCGTTATCTAACTTCATTTGGGCAAGTTTTACTTCCATTCCCAAAATGGTTTTGATTTGATTAATTACATTTGACATATTTATATTTAATTTAGTTAAATACTTTATTTTAAAATAAAAGTTATTATAGTTTGTTATATTTTTATAAATGTTAATATTATGTTAAAATTTTTGTTGTATTAAATTAGTTTGTATATTTGCTACATTAAATAATAAAAAAAATGGAAACACAAGAAATCTATACATTAGCAAAAGAAACAACAGAAAAGCAATTTGAAAATTTATTTAATGGTTTTACAAAACAAGAAATAATTAAATTTAACTCTTTAATTAAATTAGGAGATGATAAATTTTTAGCTTTATGGACTATAATTTCAGAAAGATATAATTAAAATAGAAAAATTATGAATAAGAAAGAAAATCAATCAGTAGTAGATTTTATAGAAATGAATTTTTGGACTGAAGCAAACATTTATAATGGCTTTTCAGAAGATGATAGATGGACAATATCTGAGGATAAGTTTATGCGTATTATAATTAATGCAAGAAAATTAGAAGCAGATATAGCTACAGCTATGTATGAGAAAGGAAAATCAGATGGTTATGATTTTGCTACATCAGAAGCAATTAAAGCTATGGGTAAAATGGGAAGTTAAACAAGAAATAAAAAAGTTATGAAGTTTATAAAAAATTATTATAGTCAATGTTGTAAAACTGATGTTTATATTTCTGATATTGGTTTAATTTGTAATAATTGTAAAAAAGATATATATAATACTATTGATAAAAAATACTATTTAAAAACACAGAAACTTATAAAATTCAAAAATCAAATTAAATAAAAAAAGCACCGATTAAGGTGCTTTAATTTTATCTAGTTACAGCGTTATATTTTTTAAAATTAGCTAAATCATTTCTTACTACTTCTAAAACTTTTTTATATTCATTCTCTACTTCTGCAGGTAAATTAAGACCTAATTCTATTGCTGTTTTTTTAGCTCTACCATAATCATTATTAATTTGAGATAATAACTTTTCTAAAGTTATAAATTCATTTTGCATAGATTTTATAGCTAATTGAATTTTGTTTACTTCTTGTTCAAATTTATTACTTTGAGTAAAAAGAGTGCTGCTTAATTTATTAAAATCATCTATCATAGATAATTCTAATTTTTCAGCAGATAATTCTGTTTTAAATAACTTGCTTGTTACATTTTTTAATTCGTTCATTTTATATTAATTTTTATTTGTTAATTATCCTCTAGTGTTTACAATTACTCTAGCTTGGTTAGCATTAGTTACTTCACTAACACCTTGACTTACTAATGTACCTACACCTTGATTTAATAGATCACCATTACAGCACTCTGCTTTATAAGTTCCGTCATCACATAGACAACCTTTTCTTCCACCCTCTGGGCTTGTTTTGCTTTTTGTTTTTTTGCTCATATTATTATTTATTAATTGTTTCTTAATACTTGTTTAATTTGTTCTATTAAAGTTTCTTCTTCTGTTAGTTCTTTGCTTAACTCTTTTTTAGATTCTAATTTGTCAGCGAAATATCCTTCAAGTGAAAACCCTTTGACCTTACCTGTTTTTACAAAGTCATTCCAAATTTCGTCATTATCTACTTTAATAGAAGCCATCCAAGTACCAACAGGTACACTTAAATTATATAATGCAGATTTGTCTTTAGTTAAATCTTCTACTATCCAAGATTCAACTACAGTTAATCCTTCAATAGCTTTTTGGTGTTCTAAAGTACTATTAGATTGATTGCCTTTCTTTAAAAATAATTGTGAAGCTTTTACTACTGTGTCTTTTGAAAAGTAAATGTAATATTCAGTATCTCCACTCTTTCTATAAATAGGTTTTTCTGGTATTAATACAGCACCCATTAAGATACGCTTTTCTTTAGATACCTCAGCAAGTTTAACTTCTTCTGCTTTTAAAGCTACAAAGTCAGATTCTATTGCAGGTGATTCTACTACGCTAATAGCTTCTACACCTTGCAATTCTTCGTTATCGTCTATAATTAATTCTATTAAGTTCATTTACTTTTTATTTAAAAATTAATATTATATTAAATTGTTATTTATCCTAATGTAGCGTTGTTTACTATGTTTCTATTTAAACTTTGTGCAGATGTTACATTACTTGCAACTACATAAGCTTGTACAGGTGGAACCCCTTGATCGTTCATAACTTGTGCTATTTGATTTGCACCACCAGTACCAACTACATTAAAACTTGGGGCAGCAGGTGCAGTACCACCACCAGCACCACCTCCACTAGGAGCAGAACCGCCACCAGCTCCACCAGGTACATT